AACTGGTATACAAGGAACAACTGGGGCAACTGGGGCAACTGGTATACAAGGAACAACCGGTGCTACAGGTGCTACAGGTACTATAGGTATACAAGGAACAACAGGTGCTACCGGTGCAACTGGTATACAAGGAACAACTGGGGCGACCGGTACAATAGGATCAACGGGTGCTACTGGTGCCAATGGAGCAACTGGAGCCACTGGAGCAACGGGTTATATAGGTAGTACCGGGGCAACAGGTGCAACTGGTACAATTGGTGCAACTGGTGCAACAGGTGCAATTGGATCATTGGGATCAACGGGTGCTACTGGTGCTACTGGTGCTACTGGTGCTACTGGTGCTATCGGTGCAACTGGTATACAAGGAACAACTGGGGCGACCGGTACAATAGGATCAACGGGTGCTACTGGTGCCAATGGAGCAACTGGAGCCACTGGAGCAACGGGTTATATAGGTAGTACCGGGGCAGCTGGTGCAACTGGTACAATTGGATCAAATGGCGCTACAGGTGCAACAGGTACAATTGGATCAACAGGAGCTATAGGAGCTACAGGTGCAATTGGATCAACTGGTGCTACAGGTGCAATTGGATCAACAGGTGCTACCGGAGCAACCGGTGCAACAGGAGCTACAGGAGCTACTGGAGCAATCGGTGCAACCGGCGCTACTGGTATACAAGGAACAACAGGTGCTACGGGTGCTACTGGTCCTGTTGCAGGCAGCAATACACAAATTATATTCAATGACACAAGTGTTGCTAACGGGAGTGCTAACTTAACATTTAATAAAACAACTAATCTATTAACTGTTGCAGGTAATGTAAGTGCCGGTAATTTAGTTGGAGTATTTGCAAACGGAAATAGTAATGTTTATATTGGTACTGCAAACGGCAATGTAACTATAGCAGCGGTAGGTAATACCACATTAACGGTTACTGGTACTGGTGCAAACATCACTGGTAACTTAACCGTAGCAAGCGGTAATATCACAGGTAACACAAACGGGTTTGCTATTGGTTATTTGAGTATTCCGCAAGTTGCGGCAAGCAATGCTACACTGGCATTATCTGATTCGGGTAAACATTTCTACTCAACATCAGCCGGTAACTTTACATTAACAGTTCCTGCTAATGCAACTGTAGCCTTTGCTACTGGTACAGCAATCAGTATAATTGTTCAGTCTGCGGGTAATGTCTTAGTTAATGCGGCAGCAGGTGTAACATTATATCTGGCAGGTAATTCAACTGCTGGTAACCGAGTTGCGAGTACCTATGCCATGGCAACACTAATAAAAGTTGCCAGTGATACCTGGATGATTAACGGTACAGGAGTAGCATAATGAGTGGAATGACTGCTATTGCAGTTGGTAAATTAGATTTTCTATCAGTTACTACTGCACAATGGTATACATTGAATGCAACATATGCATAAAAGGAGATAAGATGGTAACACTAGATTTATTAACACATATGTGTCCCAAAACAAAAGCAAGTGTGCTTGAGGGATACTTAGAACCACTAAACACAGTGGCTGAATACTATGAAATGGTTGAGAACCCAGCGAGATTAGCTGGCTTCCTAGCACAAACCGCACATGAGTCCGGTGGCTATAACTTCATTAAAGAAAATCTAAATTATAGTGCTAAAGGACTACGTGGTACATTTGGTAAATATTTTCCCAATGATGACATAGCTAATCAATATGCAAAAAAGCCAGAAAAGATTGCTAATCGTGTTTATGCTAACCGAATGAAAAACGGGGATGAATCAAGTGGCGATGGGTATCGCTTCTGCGGACGTGGATTAATTCAATTGACTGGTCGTGATAACTATACTAAATTTGCAAATGATTTAGATATGAGTTTAGTAGATACTATTGCTTACTTAGAAACGCCAAATGGTGCTGTAGCAAGTGCCGGATGGTTCTGGGATAACAACAAACTTAATCAATACTGTGATAGTGGAGATTTTGTAACATTAACTAAGCGTATCAACGGCGGTACTATTGGAATAGAAGATAGAAAACATCACTACGAATTAGCGATGCATTACTTAACAACATAATATGGCACAACCAATTTGGATTACATCAGCAGGTTCTATAGGAAGTTATCCATACGGATATGCAACTTCCTATATATTATTAGCGACACCTGTATTACCCGCCACTAGTGTTAGCTATCAAGTTTTAGCAGGATCATTACCTAATGGAATAGTATTAAACATCAATACCGGTATATTATCCGGTACTCCTGCACTAGTAACATCCGATACACTCACTATATTCACTGTTAGAGCAACCGATAATTTAAATAATATTCGTGATAGAACATTTAGTATGGTAGTTACTGGAGCTGCAACTCCGCAATTTACTACTCCAAGCGGTGTGATATTAACTACCCAAGACAGTGTTTGGACACAATTGCAAATAGCATATTCTAATCCTGCACCTGATAATATAGTAATAATAGAATTACAACAGGGGTTATTACCGCCGGGTATTGAAATTTCTACGTCAGGATTAATTCAAGGTTATCCACAACCACCCACAACACTAGTTACATTACCCCTAGTGACCACATCTAGTTCAAAAACAGAAGCATCCACTTCATTAATTTATTGTGTATCGGTCAATGGTATGACTATTGGAAGACCAATAATATTTACCAATGTCATTGGTGGTATAAATTCAGGACAAACATATTATATAAAAACTATTGATGCGATTGCTAACACATTAACTATATCTACCACTCAAAATGGAAGTACTTTTCCAGTGAGTAATGATGTTGGAGATATGGACATTACATTACCCGCAATTTCAACTGGTCAACCTACAATTAGAACTTACAATTTTGTATTGGCACTAATAAGTGCTTTGGGCAATGCAACTTCTTCCTATTCAATTACAGTTATAAATCAAAATACACCCGTACTTCAGGGAGGCCCTGGAAACCCAGACAACACAAGACAGCCTACTTTATTAAATACTAGACCATTAACTATTACAGTAAATGACAGTGATCCATATTATGGTTATTATTTATTACCACCAGTAGCAACTTCAACAAATGCTCAACTCGGTACGTTTTTAAGTGATAATTATTTTGCATTTAAGTTGATTGGATATGATTTTGATGGTAGTGGTATTACTTATTATGTTTCAGGCTTACCTCAGGGAATAACATATGATTCTACTACAGGTTGGATAACAGGCACTCCTATGATGTCCTCACCGGGTATTAATAACTATAGTTTTACTGCACAAGTAGTAAAAACAGGTGATAATGGAATAGCGTCACCAGTGTTTAATTTTGCATTTAATCTAAGTTTAAATATTACTGGCAATATAGCTTGGGTTACTCCGCAAGATTTGGGCACAATATATAATGAAACTCTTAGTATATTAAAAGTCGTTGCAATTTCGGATACCCCATTGGAGTATAGATTAACTTCGGGAAGTTTACCTCCTAATTTAACACTATTGCCAAATGGTGAAATAACAGGTATTGTAGCCAGTCAACCAACAGAAACCTTATTAACTGTTGGCGAAGAAACCTCATTTACATTTACGATTCAAGCATATTCACCAAACTTTGTAATAGTGCAATCTAGTAAAACATTTACGGTAAATGTATATCAAGAATACGGACAACCCACTGATATATTATATATTCAAGCGGCTCCTAGTATTAACGATAGAAATATACTACAAACATTATTAGATAGCGAAGCATTAATACCCACTAGCCTATTATACAGACCAGATGATACTAATTTTGGAAAAGCAACCAGTGTTATATACGAACATGCATATGGTATATTTGCAAGCAATATACAAGAATATATAGCATCAGTCACACAAAATCATTACTGGAGAAATATCACTTTAGGTGAACTAAAAACTGCGGTTGCCAGAGATAATGATAACAATATAATTTATGAAGTAGTATACAGTGAAGTAATTGATAACTTAGTCAACCCACAGGGTATTAGTGTTCCTAGTAGTATATATTGGCCAATTCCAATTGATTTGGGATTGGGACCTTGGTATACCAGTGTAACTAATATATTTACTAGCTATGTTGAATTGTTGAATCAACAATACTATACTAGCTTGACGCCCGGATATGCTAGAACACTATACCCTAATAGTTTATTTAACATGCGGAATAGAGTAGCTGATATACTGGGACAAGTATTAAACAGCACATTGTTGCCAGTATGGATGACCAGTCAACAATTAAATGGTAGTACATTGGGATATACTCAAGCATGGGTAATATGCTACACAAAACCAGGACAAGCTGAAACTATTAAAACGAATATAGAAACTAACTGGCCATATACACTTAACCAGATTAATTTCAATATAGATAGATTTACTGTGAACAAGAGTACTACTTATAACTGGGAAAATAATCTAAACCCACCTGCATGGTCGGGATTACCTAGTGCCACTCCAGTTCCGAATCCAATCAATAGTCAGGATTTCTTTGTATTGTTCCCGCGTGAAACTATTTTACCAGATCAAACACAATACTAAATATATATAACGGAATAAAACAATGAGTACAATCAACACAAATCCAATTAATGTAAATTATCCTGTCCCGGGTGTTAATAACAACAGTCAAGGGTTTAGAGATAACTTTGCATCTATTGTAACCAATCTTAATGCAGCCGGTGCAGAAATAACTGACCTACAAAATAAAGTAGTAGTTAAGCAGGCCTTAATAGGTACAACTATCAATAATGATATGGCTAACACGCTTATCAGTAATGCTAGCACACGCAGTTTCAGAGCAACCACTTATAACTTGGGTAACGCAATAGTCGGAACAGTATTAGTCAATGTATCGTTAGGTGATGTGCAGTACGGTACAATAGCAGGTAATACTACAGTTAATTTTGGTAGTTGGGCACCGTCTGGTACACAAAGTAATGTTCAGCTAAATCTTGCTATATCTAATAATCTTTCTACTATTTCTTTTCCGTCAGGGGTAACATTGTCTCCTAATACAGGAGCAACTACCCTTGAAAACTATTCAAATATATCCGGTAATCTAGCAGTAACAGTTCCAAATGGTGTAAGTCAACTTAATTACTTAGTAAGCACTACTGATTGCGGTAATACACTATATATTACTCCAATCAATAGACCAAGAATCTCAACTGCTATACAACAACGTAGTCCTATTCCAACTGGATTTCAAGGCGATGTAGCCGGTGATGTTGCAGTAGATGCAAATTATGTCTATGTTTGTTCGGCTTCATATGATGCGACTACTGTAACTAAAACCGGTATTACGCAGACTTATTCATCGGGTAACATAATTACTTTACCCAATGATACAAGTTTAGTAGTAAATGCACCGATTATATTTTCTGGTAATGTTTCAACTAGCGGAATAGTTGCAAATACACCTTATTATATCAAAACCATCAGTAGTCCTAATATAACCATATCAGCAACTGGATTTGACGGCACAGCCGGGAATACGTTTACTATTAGTAATTCTTCAACTAGCAATATGCAGGCTACTAGTTATAACGGTTCTACTATTTGGAAGCGTATTGATTTAGCGTCTTCATCTGGTAATGATACTGTAATCAGTAACTTAACCGTTACCAATGATGCTACTATTGGCGGTTTATTAGCTGTCAGTTCTAATGATAGTATAACTGCTGCCGGTACCGTACAAGCAAATGCAACTGTACTAACAAATAATATTAATATAGTATCCACTGTTGATGTGAATTCTGGTGTGATATTACCAATCGCAGTAGCCGGTTATAGAATAATTATAAGAAATAATTCTGCTAATACATTGAATGTTTATCCAAATACAGGTGCTAATATAAATTCTGGGTCAATTAATATTCCCGTAACATTAACTTCTGCGGCTGCTGTAGAATATTTCTGCTCTACTAGTGCAGCAAGTAATGTGGGTGGAATTTGGTATACCCTAAATTCTACTTTTGCATAAATTTATTACCGCTTATTTTAACCGATAAATATCTGAATGGAACATCCATTCTTAGATAGAAAAGCACTGTCTGAAAAGACACTAGAAGAAATTCAAACCGCTCTAACCGGGTTGATGAATAAACTTACTTTTGCTCATCGTACTGGTAATAGACCGTTAATCAATCAACTTGAAATGGTGGTTGAAAGTTATCGTAATGAAGCAAGTAAAAAACTTGATGAGGTTATGAAAAAACAAAATCTTCAAAATCAAGTCTCAATACAAAAAGAGGGCGAAATTGGCAACAAGAATTGAACGTGAATTTGCATTCCAAGCTGGAGTATATTTTGAAGGTGAATTCTTAATGACCATCTACGAACTTTCATTAAGTATGGAAGTTGATACAGACTCTATTAAAGAACAAAATATAGCAATGGACAGGATACATTATTTCTTACATGAATGTTTAGGTAATAGTATTTTTGTACAAGATGCAGAAAAGAAAGTTATAGAGAAGTATCTACACGCTGATATCAAAGTTTGTACACTCCCGGAAGAGCCATATGATCAGATTATAACCATTCTTCTTTTGTTGAAACTAAACGCAATAACAGAAGGTAAATTACATATCACTGATATAAGTCTTATGTCTGGATTAAGTGATGATGTTAAATTTATTTATGATGTAGATACTGTCGCTAATCATCCCTTCGGTAACAAAGGCTGGTGGGCCTGCGCCTCAACTTCTATATCTGATATCTCTAAATCTAATAAAAAAGATAAAATAGTTAGATTGATAAAACACTATAATGATTGGGCTGGTGTTGGTTTGGATTGGGAACAAAAAGAACATATCACCACTGAGATTATTTTCAACAATGACCCAGACAAACAACCATAACTGTTGACTTATCTACTAGTCTATGTTAAAATTCATAGATGAGAACCGACAAATACGATCAAATAATCCTCGCAGAAAATGACCTGTGTGATTTGTATATGCGTGATCACACCCGCACCATAAAAGATTGTTTAGTAGATGAAAAGATAACTCTAGGTAATATATTTCCATCAGATGAAAACTTACCCGTTCTAATAGAGTATGTGGAATCTACTTTATCGGTAAAAGATTTTGATTATCAAAATCAATCACAATGGCAAATGCCCAAAGAATACTATGAAATAGATATTGCTAAATGGGTATTAGATCAATGTAAAAACCAAGAAGAACTACAACGAGCAGGGGATGAATTATTAAAATTCCAAGATAGGAATATGTTCCCATTACTACAATACTTAAAATATCTTGTAGATACTATGCGTAAAAATAACATAGTTTGGGGAGTGGGTAGAGGAAGTAGTGTAGCTAGTTTTGTATTGTTTTTGATAGGGATTCACCGAATCAACTCATTATATTATCAATTATCAATAGATGAATTCTTAAAATGATTCATACCGAGCAAAAATTAAGTCATGCTAAAAGAAGATTAAATATTATTAACTAAAAGGAGATAAAATGGCCACATATAGATCCGCAATGGGGAAGACTGTTGACATGTCAGCTATTGTAGCAAAAAATGAAAAAGTAAGAGCCGTGGGGAACGTTAAAAATCTTAACGCACGTGGCGACACTATTGATGCATTAGGCAGAGTAATTCAACCTGCAACTGATAAAGTAAACAATGCTTATGCCAAGACAGTGGGAAATCGTTCAGCAAATGCAAGTAAAATACAACCAGATGTTCCCAAACCAGCAAAAATAAATGTTTCTGAACTTCTACCAGATGAACTAGAATTAGAGGAATCATTTGAAGATGATTTAGAAATTGAAAAAATCAAAGAAGAAGAAATCAAGAAAGCAGCAAAGAAGAAATAATATGGAAGAAAAAAAACTAGCATTTGAACCACATAAGTTCAATAAGAACCAATTCAAACCAATTGGAGCACATATTATTGTATGTGATATGAGTTTTGATCAACGTATCACACATGGTGGTATTCTATTACCCAATGATGATATGAAAAGTTCAGGTATCCGACCTCGTTGGGGGCAGATATATGCTGTAGGATCAGAAAACAAAGATACAGATATCGTTGAAGGTAAATGGGTTTGTGTTAGTCACGGACGTTGGACTCGCGGTATTGATGTTGAAGACGAAACGGGTAAGAAAACATTGCGTAGAGTTGATCCCGGTGATATACTAATGATATCTGATGAATATGTTCAGGACTCAACATTAAGTGATAAGGTATATTGATGATAAACTGGTTTAAGAAAAAAGTTATTAGCTGGGTAAGGGAAGACTGGGATTCTGCTTCTAATAAGCGATCTAAACGAGGTCTTGAGGAAAATACTATTGGTACTGTTGTTCCAAGTAGTAGACTTCAACAGAACGGTATGAACTTTACTCTTTATTCAGCGAGTGGCGGATATATTATGGAGTATAATACATACAATCATAATACTGACACACGATATAACGCATTGCACATCATTCCTAGTGATCAAGAACTTGGTCAAGGTATAGCCCACATCATAACACTTGAGATGCTTAAAAAATGAAAAATCAACTTTGGGTAGAAAAATTTAGGCCCAAATCTGTCAAAGATTATGTCTTTGTAGATGAACGACAAAAACAACAAGTAGAAGGTTGGATAGCCAATGGTTCTATCCCGCATCTATTATTAAGTGGTGATCCGGGTACTGGTAAGACTACTCTTGCTAAAGTCTTGATTAATGAACTTGGTGTAGAAGATTATGATGTACTAGAAATCAATGCTAGTCGTGAGAATGGTGTCGCGGTCGTGCGTGATAAGATTAATGGATTTGCACAAACAATGCCATTTGGTAAGTTCAAAGTGATTCTACTTGATGAAGCTGATTACACTAGCCCAGAGTTTCAAGCAGCATTGCGTAACGATATGGAAGCATATGCTGATACTGTGCGTTTCATTCTTACTTGTAACTATGAACACAAAATCATTCCAGCATTGCGTGAAAGTCGTTGTCACAAGTTTCATATTGCTAAACCTGATCGTACAGAATATACTGCAAGGGCAGCAACTGTTCTTGTAACTGAGGGCATTGAGTTTGATTTGGATACACTAGATAGCTATGTGCGAGTAGCATACCCAGACTTGCGTAAATGTTTGAATCAATTACAAGTTAACAGTAGCACAGGCAAACTATTGCCCCCACAATCAGAGGGTAATAGCGAACATGAATTACTAGTGGAAGCAACAACGTTGTTTAAAGCCGGCAAGATTTTAGAAGGTCGTCAGCAATTGATGCAATACATTTCATTATACCCAACACGAATTGAAGAAATCTATACATGGGCATATTCTAACTTAGATTTGTGGGGAAAGACACAAGAAAAGCGTGATGCTAGTATTATTATCATTCGTAATGGTTTAGCAACATTGCCCTTAGTTGGCATCCCTGAAATTGCAATAGCGGCCTCACTAGTAGAGTTAACGGCATGAGATATTTATTGATTACCTTTTTACGCAAACCTAATGGTCAGATTGACGAACAGGTGTCTATTGGGAAACGAGTACGTCCTGCCGATTTGCAAACATGTAATGTTATTATGGATTTTAATAAGAAAAAAGTTGAGAAGTGTGTGATTGAAGGTAAAATAGTAAATACCAACTGGACCAACCTAAATGAATACTATAAGCGTATATATCCTACATTAGTTGATCAATTAGAAAAGAATAATACTGAAAGTGAATTTCAGCAGAAATGAAAAGGGGCATTAATGCCCCTTTTTTAACTATACAAGTTGAGTACTTGCTCAATGATATGGTGTCTTTGAACATCTTTTGGTCCAAAGGTACATAATTGTATTCCCGGATTCACCCCCTTCCCCAATCTATTTTGTAAGTCTAGTAGCCCATTGTCGGCTGTTTTTTTGTCGGTTTGTTCAATATCACCAGTAATTACAATCTTACTGCCGATTCCGATTCTAGTCATCAACATTTTAAGTTGATTTGGGGTAGCATTTTGCATTTCGTCTGCAATAATCCATGAGTTTTTAAAAGTACGTCCTCTCATAAAAGCTAATGGAGCAATTTCTACAATTTGTTCCTCTAGCATATGTGCGATTTCAGCAGCAGTATAATACTCACGTAATACGTCTAGTAAAGGTCTAGTCCACGGTTCCATTTTTTGATTAAGGTCACCTGGAAGAAATCCATGTTTCTCATCATCTACACCTACTGCAGGACGAGTTAGCACGATTCTATCACATACCCCCGCCCGCATTGATTTGATAGCTGATTGCATTGCTAGATATGTTTTACCTGTTCCAGCTGGACCAGATACAACAACAATATCTGTGGTTTCATCTAGTAATGCGATAATGTATTTTTCTTGGTTTAGTGACTTGGGGATTAACTGTACTGGTCGTTTATTCGTCCGTACAGATTTTTGTGCTTGGGAGAAATCTATTGTTTTTGATTCTTTCATGTAAAAAGTTTGATTTGTTTGTTTTTTGCTAGTTGAATAGCGTGAATCTTCTTGCGTTGTGCGTAAAGCACTAGTTTTCCGTTTGCTCAATGTAAATTCTCCTTTATAAGAGCGACGAGTTCTCATAACACTCATGCTTATTTATAACTACCTAAATAGACTTATATAGTAGACTTTTAACACAATTTACTAGACTAAATATAAGGCTAAGGTTAAGTAATATATTTTCTTATTAGTGCTATTAATCAACAAAAGATAAATATATTAATGAAGCACGAAGCCGCAGACAATTTCTTTGACAATGTTGATTACGTCAGCATAATAGACACCATAAAAGGTATACATACTAGTGATGGTTCAATGAACACCTTATTGGACTTTGAACGAGTATTAGATGAATCTGACCTATATGCCTACCGTAACTGGGAACTAGGTGAATTAGTTCAAGGTCCTAATATAAAACGCTATACTGTTAGTTGCATATTCATGTGGCCATACAACTTAATGCCCAATCCAAAGGGTGCTAGACGCTTAGTAGCGATAGGTTGTAAAATTAAATTTGCTAAAAGCAAAATTGAAGTTCCAGTAGAAGTTAATGACTATGAAGATTATGTTGCAGGCACAAGATATCCAAAGATGGCACCAAAAAAAGTTTGGTTTGTTTATATAGAGATTCCTAAAGACTTGCTTGACGATATTAAAGAAGGTTCCATTGACTTGGCAGGACAGACAATTGACCTAGAAGAACTAGATGATTCATACGATGAAGATTTAGATAAAGACGATGGACAGAACGAAGAAGAAAATCAGCAGCAACAAGTTGATATGGGAATGGGCGGTATGCAACCCGGTGTACCGGCTGCTCCTGGTGTCCCTCCGATGTAAGGTGTAATATGACTAAAATAATAGTTAATGAAGGTTTAGATTATATGGATATGGAACATCAAATTGAACCACATGTATCCGTCGATGAATATTCTGCTAAGATGGGAAAAGATAGTGATATTGTTACACTTGCATTTATTGTTAAGAGCGAAGCCGCAGGTAATGATTTAGTTGATTGGTTTGAGCGTGGATATGATTGGGTACTTGATTCTAGCTTAAGCGACGGTGAATTGAGTCCCGGTAAGTATCTAGTATTTCTTGAAATGAAGCGTAGAACAAAAGTGCCAGAACGTATTGTAGAATTGATAGATGATTTAGAAACGCTTACTGGAATGACAGCAGATGATTGGGTTGTAAATATTGATGAAAAAGATTACCCGGCAGAAGCTGAAGTATTAAAAGAATTAATTGCTATTAGCCCACATGAATATCGTGAAGAAAATGACGAAGAAAAAGAATTAAATGAAATGAGGCATCGTGCAGGATTAGATACAGTAAGTAGTTACGGTGAACCAGATAGTGAATTAAAAGCATTTATATCAATGGCAGGATTATAAAATGGCAACTACAATATTACCTAAAAAAGCTGGTCAAGAAAATCCAATGGCATTAGATGATGACCAGCATGATGCACTAGCAGCCGATCCAACCATATCTCAATTTGCACAAGGAAGCACTTATGGAACACCCGCACCAGCAACCAGCACTTCAGCATTTGGCGCACCTTCGTCAGGAGGATTCGGCTCATCTAGTTCGTTTGCTTCACCAGCAGCAGGCTTTGGTAGCAGTTCAGCAGCTGGAGCGTCAACGAATATGTTTGGAGGTTCAAACAACATGGGATCAATCGGCACAAGCGTAGTAAATCAACCGGTATTAACTGGTGCAGGGTCAAACGCTGCACAAGGTGCTGATGTATTGGTAGCAAACGATAACTCAGATTGGATTAACAAAAAGTGGCGCCCATTTATGGGTTGGATGTATATGGTGGTTTGCATATGCGACTTTACATTGTTCCCAATATTGTGGAGTGTACTGCAAGCATTAAGCCATGGTAGCGTTACAACCCAATGGCAACCATTAACACTACAAGGCGCTGGATTATTCCATGTGGCAATGGGTGCAGTATTAGGTATCGCGGCATATGGTCGTACTAAAGAAAAAATTGAGGGCAAGTCATAACTTGACTATTAACAAAAAGATGTTATAATCTTTAGATGGATCATTATAGTACTTTGGGTGTTGGTAAAAATGCAACATCAGACGATATCAAAAAATCATATCGCAAGCTAGCTAGTAAACATCACCCGGATAAGGGAGGTGATACTGCTACATTTCAAAAAATTCAAACTGCATACGATACATTAATTGACCCTAATAAACGTCAACAATATGACAATCCTATGCCGCAAGGAGCTCCCCAACATAGCGGATTCCCCCCGGGATTTGAACATATATTTGGTCAAATGTTTGGCGGTGGTAATCCATTTGATCCTTTTGCACAACATAGGCAACAACCTCAACAACAGGTATTTAGAACAACCATAAATATATCATTAGAACAAGCCTATCACGGTGGTGAACAAATACTAAAATTACAAACACCTGCAAATGTTCATGCAGTAACAATTCAGATTCCCAAAGGTATTCAAAATGGTAATCAAATGCGTATTGATAAAGTCATGGATGGTGCTAGTTTAGTAGTAGATTTTAAAGTTGAAAATCATCTTAAATACGATAGACAAGGTAATGATTTAATTTGCAACCATCCAATTTCTGTATTAGATTTGATTGTTGGTACAAGTTTTGAATTTGTTACTCTATCAGGAAAAACTCTTGAAGTAACAGTCAAACCCAAAACTCAACCCTATATGCAATTAAAACTAGCAGGACAAGGCATGCCCATACTTAATACCACTAGATACGGTGACCAAATAATCTTGCTTAAACCATTTATACCAGATATAATTGATGAACAAGTTATCAATAGTATTACAACCTATACACAACAAAGGAATCAAAAATGAACCACTCTCCCGAAATTGATAGCATTATTGAAAATGCCATACACCACTCTAAAGAAAGAAAACATCAATATGTAACGGTGGAACATCTATTGTTATCATTGATAACACATACATCATTTAAGAAATGTTTAGTTAACTTTGGTGCAGATGTAGATGAATTAGCAAAAGAAATTGGTGCATACTTAGACAGTCTACATGCAATCGTAAGCAAAGAGGATGAAATAGTCCCACGTAAAACAAACAGTTTAGAACGTGTTATGAATCGTTCGGTTACACAGGTGTTATTCACTGGGCGTAGGCAAGTTACAACAATTGACTTGTATCTAAGTATTGCATCAGAAGGTAATAGTCATGCTCATTATTTCTTGTTGAAATATGGAATCAACAAAAATGAATTCGTGGCATTTTGGCAGAAGCATTATAAGCATGATGCTACAGAAAATCTAACTGCTGATCAAGCCGATGAAATTCTAGAAGAATATACAATCAACTTAACACAACTTGCCGCGCAGGGTAAACTTGAGCCACTAATCGGTCGTACTAAAGAACTTGATGATATCATTAATGTACTTGCCAAACGATTTAAAAGTAATGTGTTAATGGTCGGTGACCCTGGAGTTGGTAAAACAGCAATTGCTGAGGGTCTTGCTCAAATGATGATTAACAAAGAAGTACCTGAATTCTTACAAGACCATCAACTATACAGTTTAGAAATTGGTAGTTTACTTGCTGGTAGTAAATATCGCGGCGACTTTGAAGAAAAAGTTAAGAAGGTGCTGGATGCTTTGAATACAAAGAAAAAAACTATTCTTTTTATTGACGAGGCTCATACTATGCAGGGAGCAGGTGGTTCTAGTAACGGATCGGTTGATTTCAGTAACATGATTAAACCCGCAATCACTAAAGGTACTCTTAAAGTTATCGCTAGTACAACTTGGGAAGAATACTACGAAAGTTTTGAAAAGGATCGTGCATTAATGCGTAGGTTCTACCGTGTGAGTATTGATGAACCTAACCATGATACAACAATTCGTATTCTTAATGGATTGAGTGGTCGGTTGAATGATTTCCATGAAGTTGAAATCACCGACGAAGCAATCAAAGCAGCAGTTGACAGTGCTGATCGTTATATTCATGACCGTAAAAACCCAGATAAATCTATTGATTTGCTTGATGCTGCTTGTGCTAAACAACGTGTGGCAGAGAACAAGGGTGCAATCATTACTAAAGAACTTGTGTTTGATCAAGTTGAACGATTCACTGGAGTACCTGCTGATAAGATGAAGGGTGACAACTTTGATTTGATTCAAAACTTAGAATCAAACATCAAAGATAAACTATACGGGCAAGATGAAACTGTTCAACAAGTACTAGAACGTGTTTATGTTAACTTTGCTGGCATCGGTAATGATAATAAACCAACAGGCAGTTTCTTGTTCTTAGGCCCAACTGGTACTGGTAAGACTGAACTTGCTAAACTACTAAGCAAGAACTTAGACATGCCGTTACTTAAGTATGATATGAGTGAATATGCTGAAAAGCATAGCGTTAGCAGTTTGATTGGACCTCCACCAGGCTACGTTGGATTTGGTGATAGTCAAGTATCCGGTGGACGATTGATTAATGACTTAAGCAAGAATCCACATAGTATTATGCTATTTGATGAGGTTGAGAAAGCTCATCCAGATATCTTTAATATCTTCTTACAGATGTTAGATGAAGGGCATATCACTGGATCGAATGGTAAGCAAGTTAACTGCAAGAACAGTATCATTATCATGACTAGTAACTTGGGTTCTAGTGATAGTGAGCGTAACAACATTGGATTTGGTAGTCAAGAAAAGACTGGTGAAGATGACAAAGCATTGAAAGAATTCTTCAAGCCAGAATTCAGAAATCGTGTTGATTTGATTTGCAAGTTTAACAAATTGGATACACTTGCTATCAAGAAGATTGTTATCAAGTTTACCGATGACTTGAAAAAGAGTTTGGTTGACAAGCATGATATTGTTTTGAACTTGAGTGAACCAGTAGTAGAATATCTAGCAGAGCAAGGTTACGACAAGAAGATGGGCGCACGACCACTAGCACGAAAGATTGATGAGTTGATTAGGGTGCCACTAAGTAAGAAGGTCTTGTTTGAACGCATAAAATCTGCTACAATTAATGCAGTAATGAACGACGGTGCAATTGATTTTGCAGTAACACATAAACTAACAGCAAAGGTAAATGAAAATGGCATTATTGAGGTCAGTTAACAACGTACCTAATATTGATTATTATGAATATAGGGAAACTAACTTTTACAACAAATATAGATATCGTGCTAAACTCACAATAGATGGGTTAAGTTATACTAGATATGTTTCTACGACAACCGCTTTACTTACCAGATTGACTGGGCCTAATCGGACTAAAATACGGGAACACACCCTAAACCAAGTCATGGCAAAGATTACCGAACTTAATAACTATATTAACTGGCGCAATACTCACACAAAATCTAAGTCAGTAACTTGTAGACTTGAGATGAATTCTGTTTCAATATACAGCGATGATTTAGATTTGTTACTTACATTGAAGGATCTTGGTGTAGTTACTGTCAACATTACAGAAGCGCAACTAGAGAAGTTTTCGGGTACAAAGTATTATGTTAATAAGCCAAAGCATAACTATAGGATTTACTTAAGAGGTGTATATTTTGATGATAAAAACTTTGTCAAAGATTTGTACAATACTATTGAGAAAAGTAAAGAACTAGTTCCAAGCAAAGCACTAAAAGAATGGTTAGATAATTATATTAGACGTCCGCATCTGTCTGTTACCAGTTGGAAGTATAGCCGTACAGACGGAAATCATTCTATTGATTACGACAATGAAAGTACATTAAGTTATTTGCTGCTAATGTATGGCCACATGCTTGGAAAACGCTATAAATTAGAAAAACGACCCGAACCTGTCTGAAATGATAAATACTCTATAATGGAGTATTTTTCATGGCAAAAATCGTAACAGAATCGGTAGTAATAACCTTTAGTAAAATTGTCAAAGACAGCGAATCAAATAATTCTGATATCGCTGGTCTTGACATTCAGCAAGCATTAGAGCAGGTTGCACAAGAACTTGCTGGTGAAAGTGTAGTAGTTGAAGTGGTAAAAGCATAATGAGCCAATCTACCACCCTTATTCTGTTACCACAAACTACCTATCAAAATCCAGGTAACGGAGCACCTTACACTGTAGTAGGGAATGCTCAACCCGCAGCCGCATATTATTTAGGTAACAGAGATTTACAAACAGTTAACTTTAATGTATCTAATATTATAGGTAATATTGTCATTCAAGCCACACTAGCTAACCCCGCATCAGTTGAAAATCAATGGTTTGATGTGTATGAGTATACTGGAATTGACAATCCAAATGCTACACAATATACAAACGTCACTGGCAACTTTGTTTATATGAGAGCAAAAGTTGTTGACTTCCAACAAGGTATCGTTGGTTACATTAAACTAAGTTATTAAGGTTGATATTATGAAATTATTTGAAGGTGGAAACATTTGGGATGACGTAGAAACAAACTTTGATCCGTCACGAGTTGGTAAACCATTAACTGCCACTACTCAAAAATTTCTAGACCCGCTTAAAACAAAATTAGAAGTAATTGGTTCATGCTGGAAACCAAGATATACTGCTAATGGAGATGTTGTCCCATCTAATGATTTAGATTCAATGATTGAATTATCAGATTTGATGCATGTGTTTGGTACACCTGATGCTAAAACTACACGCAAGGCATTAAACGATTATATGCAAAAGCAAGGATTACAAACAAAACAAGCCGGTGTAACTGTACATACTAGAGTCCCCATGGGAGACAAGTTTTATCAAGTTGATATCAAAGTAGTACCTAATGCATCTAAAGTAGCACAGTATCATAGACATGATATTCCAAAAGGTAGTCCATACAAAGGTGTTAACAAACAACTAGTAATGAATGCACTTGCAAGCACTCAGGGCATGTTATGGAGTCCTGATGAAGGATTATACAAACGTGATAATGCCGGTAAGAAAGCAGAACTATTAAGTGATGATTGGGATACCATCGCAAAATACTTATTAGGTCAAGGTGCATCAGGACAAGACTTAGGCAGTGTAGAATCTATCATGGATAAGATTCCCGATCAGAAACGCAAAGATGATATAATGAATATGGCCCGTGCTGGTCATAGTTGGCAACAAGCTACACCAAACGTAACTGAATGGTTCCGTCGTGCATTGGATATATTAAAATGAAACCAAGTGATTTTCTAACTGAAGCCGCAGCACCCAAAGTTGGTCGCAAATATCAACACATTGAAGACCTTGTGTTAAGTGATGGTAGTCATGGTGGACTTCATGCAATAGAACGTCTTAAGCACATGGGTGAAGAAGGTGGAAGTATTGAATTAAAGTGGGACGGCATGCCAGTAGTATACTGGGGGCGTGACGAGCAAGGTAATTTCAGTATGATTCCAAAGAATGCATGGCAATACTTAAAGAGTGGCAAGACAGAAACAAGTAGCGGCGCACCTACTGTAATGCGTAGCCCCGAAGATATTAAAGCATTTGTATTGGGCACTGGTAGCGGTGATCCTAAAGCTAGACAACAATTCGCTAATCAGTTTGCTAGTTTATGGCCATACTTTGAAAAGATTAGTCCTAAGCAAG